AATGCCGGCGCTTACCGGCTCATGGTGGCGTCTACCGCCAACGTTCAGGCTAGTGGATCGAGCGGTCTAGTCGGCAATGCCCTCTATGCCGACCTTTCGGCGGCTACGGCCGCCACCATCAACCAGCTGCGCCAGGCGTTCCAGATCCAGCGTATGTATGAGCGGGACGCCCGTGGCGGTACCCGCTATATCGAGATTATCAAATCTCACTTCGGCGTCACGTCGCCTGACGCCCGTCTGCAGCGGCCGGAGTACCTGGGCGGCGGCTCTACTGCCATCAACGTGAATCCGGTGGCTCAGACCTCGTCCACCGATACCGAGACGCCCCAGGGCAACCTGGCCGCTTTCGGCACTCTCCACATGAACAACCACGGCTTCACGAAAAGTTTCGTTGAGCATTGTCTCGTTATCGGGGTCGTGTGTGTTCGTGCCGATCTCAACTACCAGCAGGGTCTGCTCCGCATGTACTCGCGGCAGACCCGTTTCGATTTCTACTGGCCGGCACTCTCTCACCTGGGCGAGCAGGCCATTCTGAACAAGGAAATCTATGCCCAGGGCTCTGCGGCTCCCACCGTCGATGCGGCGGTGTTCGGCTACCAGGAGCGCTATGCGGAGTACCGCTATAAGCCCTCGATGATTACGGGCAAGTTCCGCTCTAACGACCCTCAGTCGCTGGACACTTGGCACCTCGCCCAGGATTTCGGGTCGTTGCCCGTTCTCGGGCCGACCTTCATCGTCGAAAATCCGCCCGTAGACCGCGTTCTTGCGGTCGAGGACGAGCCTCAGATTCTCTTCGACGCCTACTTCAATTTCACCTGCGCCAGGCCGATGCCGACCTATTCGGTTCCTGGCCTTATCGACCATTTCTGATGGTCGCCCCTCTGCTCGGCGCTATCGCCGCACCGCTTATTGGCGGCATCTTCTCGGCCTTTGGCCAAGCTGCTGCCAACACCGAGGCCAAAGAGGCCTCGCAACGCCAGATGGACTTTCAGAAAGAGACCCTCCGATCCCAATATCAATGGGGCATGGAGGACATGCGTAAAGCAGGTCTCAATCCTCTCCTGGCGTACAAGCAGGGCGGGGCCGGTTCTGCATCCGGCTCGGACTACACGCCCGGGAACGTCGGCGCCGCCGCCGTCTCCGGTGCGTCTACAGCTCAGTCCTCCGCCCTCGCTACTCGAGCTCAGGAAACTCAGCTCGAAAACATCGCCGCGGATACGCGGCTCAAAGCCAGCCAGGATAAAACCCAGGCTGCGCTTCAAATCCAGGCCATGGCCCAGGCGGGCCAGGCCAACTCTCAATCCGCCCTTAATGCGGCGGTCAAAACCCGAACCAACGTGGACACCATGATCTCCACGGAAAATCTGCAATCCGCGAAAGCGGCCGCAGCTCGGGCTATCGCCGACGAGGAACTTCTCAAATCGGAGGGCGGTCAAATCGCCCGTCAGTTCGGAACAATCGCCCGCGAGCTCGGTCTCGTCCAAGGGCGCAACTAAAGGCAAACCCATGAATAAGTCTAATCCACTCGTCAAAACACAACGTGAGCGTAAAAGGCTTCAACTAAACTTCCCAGATGATGGCCTTACTCAGCAAAACTTCCAGGACGAAACAGACATCAACAATATCATGGCAAAGTTTGCCAAAACTGGTCTGGTAGACCATGTAAATAAAGTCACCGGGTCTTACGGTGACTTCACTACCGTCCAGGACTATCAGCTGCACCTGGACCAGGTCATGGCGGCTACGGAGGCCTTCATGGCTCTGCCCGCCAAAGTGCGTCAGCGCTTTGAAAATGACCCGTCTCACCTCCTGGCTTTCGTCCAGGACCCCCGCAATCGCGATGAGGCGATTGCGCTCGGGCTCGTGGAGCCACCTCCTCCTCCCGAGCCCAAAGCTGCGGAGCAGCGTCCGGAGGCTTCGGAGAAGCCGACCCCCTCGTCGGAGCCGAAGGCGACGTCCGTTAAGTAGGTCCCTTTAGGGCCTACTTCCCCAGCCCGGCCGTGCCTCACGCGCCGGGCCGAACAGTTACCCTACTTGATGTAACTGTTCTAAGTGACACACCGACCCAACCCCAGCGAAAGGGACCTTCAAAATGAAGCGTCGTAAATTGAGCAAAAAAGTCTCTCGCAAAAGCTTCCGGAAGGGAGCGATGCGAATCCACAAAAAGAATCTGAGTGGCGGCGTCCTGCGAGGCGGGATCCGCCTCTAGCCATGGTCTGCTTCCATCCCCTTAAAGGGTGGCGCTCGAAGTTAGAAAACCCAGGGACCGGCAAACGGTCCATCGTCTTCAACCGATCCCTGGGCTTCGTCGACCTACCCGTGGAACTGCCCTGTGGGCAATGTTCCGGCTGTCGACTTGCCCGCTCTCGTGAGTGGGCAATCCGCTGCGCTAACCATGCGCAACTATACGAGGAGAATATATTCGTCACTCTCACTTATGACAACGCTAATCTCCCCGAAGACCGTTCCCTCTGCCACCGCCACTTCCAATTGTTTATGAAGCGGCTCCGCGTGTACGCCGAGCGGACACTTAATCGCGACAATATCAGCTTCTACATGTGCGGTGAGTATGGCGAGGAATTCGGCCGCCCGCACTATCACGCTTGCATCTTCAACTTCGATCTCCCCGACAAACAACTCTGGAAGACGACTCGCGGGAACCGCATCTACAAGTCGGAAAAACTTCAAGAGATATGGGGCCACGGCTTCGTCTCCATCGGTGCTGTCACGTTTCAAAGTGCGGCTTATGTCGCACGCTACATCATGAAAAAGGTCACCGGCGAGCCTGCCGCTGCCCATTACGAGTACACGAATCCCGAGACTGGCGAGATCACTCAACTGAGGCCCGAGTACACCAAAATGAGCCTGGGGCAGGCTATCGGCAAGGAGTGGATCGCTAAATATCAACGGGATGTGTTCCCCAGCGATTATGTCGTTCTTAACGGCCAGAAGGTGAGCCCGCCTAAATACTATACAAATCAATATGAGCTGCTCTATCCTGACGAGGTCAAGCAACTCCGCTTGGCTCGTAAGAAGCGAGCCGCCGAGCGAGCAGCCAACTCAACACCGGACCGACTACGTGTCCGGAAGGCGGTCCTCCAGAGCAAGCTTCAACAGCTCAAAAGGACCATTGAATGATTTACCAAGTCTTCGCAGTGCGAGACTCTAAGGCAGCGGCTTACGCCCTGCCTTTTTTCTTGCCCCGGATGGAGGTCGCTTTGCGATCGTTCCGCGATGCCATGAAAGACCCTAAACACGAGATGTCCCGGCATCCCGAGGACTATTCGTTGTGGTGTCTGGGCGAGTTCGACGACAATACGGGCGCTATGCAGCCCGTAGAGCCCGTTCTGGTCGCCCGGGCTACTGACCCCGGGGCAGACCCGCAACGGCCTCCAGTGCCCGTTTCTGAGGAACTGCGGGCACGTCTTAATGGCGGGGATGGTGCTTAATCATGGCTGGCACCTCATCCCGCCTTCCCTCGGTCATGTCGAGCCACTTCGCCAGGGTTCCAGAGGCCGAGATTCCGCGTTCGAGCTTCAACCGCTCGCACGGGTATAAGACCACGTTCGATTCCGGCTATCTGGTGCCGGTGTTCTTCGACGAGGCCCTTCCTGGCGACACTTTTAATCTTCGCATGACCGGCTTTGGTCGGCTTGCGACCCCTCTCCACCCGTTCATGGACAATCTGTTCGTGGAGAGTTTCTTCTTCTGCGTTCCCAATCGCCTTGTTTGGGATCACTGGCAGGAGTTCAACGGCGAGCAGCGGGACCCGGGTGATACGACCGACTATCTGGTTCCGACGATGACGTCGCCGGCTGTGACCGGGTACACCTACGGGTCTCTTTCCGACTATCTCGCCATTCCCACGGCCGTGCCCGGCCTGGTGCACGACAGCCTTTGGCATCGTGCCTATAACCTAATCTACAACGAGTGGTTTCGGGACGAAAACCTGCAGGACTCTGTCGTCGTCGATCTCGACGACGGGCCGGATAATCCGGCCGATTACGTGCTCCTGCGGCGCGGTAAGCGCCACGATTATTTCACCTCGGCCCTGCCCTGGCCTCAGAAGGGCCCTTCGGTCGATCTTCCCCTGGGCGCGAGCGCTCCTATCGCTCATAACGCCGCAAACAACGTCGATATTGCTGTCCGCTCGGACGCGAATGCCGGCGCTTACCGGCTCATGGTGGCGTCTACCGCCAACGTTCAGGCTAGTGGATCGAGCGGTCTAGTCGGCAATGCCCTCTATGCCGACCTTTCGGCGGCTACGGCCGCCACCATCA